TTCATCTTCGCTGAGGAGATGAACAAGCAGCGCACCCTGGCGGGCTACCCCTACCGCACCACCAACCTGATCGACACCGTGGACGGGAAGACCAAGATTGCCTTCGGCAACTGGAACGACCTCATCATCGGTGAGCAGGGCGCCCTGGAAATCGAGACCAGCCGCGAGGGCTCCTGGACCGACGAGGCGGGCAACCTTGTGTCCGCTTTCGAGAACGACCAGACCCTCATCCGGGCCATCGACAACGTGGACGTGGGCCTGCGTCACGACGAGAGCTTCGTGGTGGCAACGGGCGTCGCCGTCCCTGTCTGATCTAAGAAGGAGGAAATGAGACTATGAAGCGCAATCTGTTTCAGAATATCACGGCGATCCCCTACACTTCCGGGGACGCTATCGACCGCACCGGCTTCCTCTCTGCCGTGCTCGGCTTCAATGCGGCGTCTGCTGCGTCTGTAACCGTGAAGGTGGAGCACAGCGATGACGGCACGACCTTCAAGCCCGTCACTGACGAGCGGGTCTTCCCTGAGACGCAGACCGAGGGCGGTGAGTATAAGTTTACTGCGCCGACTATTCCTGCGCCGGCCACCAAAGCGGGCGAGACCACTACGACCACGCCGACCGGCCTGGTCAATGTTGACGTTGATCTCGTTGGCCTGAAAAACATCGTCAAGTTTACCGTGACTGGTGCCACAGGCAACGTGGTGGTCGTGCTGGGTGACAGCGCCGTTCAGCCGGTGTAAGGAGGGCTGCAAAATGCCGAGGTTCTATGGAATCGTAAAGCCGTCCGCAAATAAGGCGGCTGCTCCCGGCAAGGAAAAGAAGGCCGGGAAGACGCCTGGTGAGCCCTCCGGCAAGGGGGAGGGCAAGGGTGCGCCTCCTCCTGCTCCCGGAGATGGCGAGAACGGCCAGGAGCGGTCCGAGAGCACTGAGTAAAGGGATAGCGGGGCGGCGGGGTAACCTGCCGTCCCTATGCTGACAGGAGGTTTGTATGCTTGCGAATAACGCGCTCACCACGCTCGACAGGATGAAGCTCATGCTGAGCCTTGATGATGAGACCGATGAGCGCACCTGCACCCTCATTGAACTGCTGATCAATAAGGCGTCGTCCTGGGTGGAACAACAGGTGGGCAGGCCCCTTGGCAAGAACACCTACCGTGAGTTCTACGAGGCCGATGGCCAGCAGGAGCTGGTCACGCTGAAGTACCCAATCGTCAGTGTTGACTATGTCAAAGAGGCCGGGCGGCTTGTCTCCCCTGAACTCTACGACTACGGGCAGACTGCCAACATTGGTGTCATCTACCGGGATGACGGCTGGCTGAGGGCCGGCTACCGCCGGGGCCTTGCCAATGACATTATCGAGTCCAAGCGGAACATTGAGGTTCGCTATACGGCGGGCTACGTGCTTCCGAAGGACGCCACGGAGGAGGAGCCGCAGACACTTCCTGCAGACCTGGAGGGCCTTGTCTGGGATATGGTGTCTCAGGCGTATGCGAATATGCAGAACGGCTCCCAGGGGCTGAAATCCTTTTCCATCTCAGACGTGAGCTGGACATTCGACAAGTCCACGCCGGCAGCCTGGCTGCAGCTGGTCAACCTGTACAGGAGGTATTGACGTGGAAGACATCGAAAAAATTCTGGAAGATTTCAACCGTCTCAAAGCCGCGTGCCAGGAGATGGAGCGAAAGAAGATCCGGGTCGGCATCGTCGGCGGCAAGGCGAGTTCGGATATCATGGCTATTGCCCACGCCCACGAATATGGCGCCACAATCAAGCCCAAAAAAGGGAAGTATCTCGCTATCCCTCTGACCAAAGAGGCGCAGGCGGCAGGCTCTCCCAGAGCCTTCAGCGACCTGTATTTTGTCAATGCGAAGGGCGGCAATCTTCTCATGGTTCGGGATAAGAAGAAACACGGAGGCAAGACCGAGAGCGAGACAATGTACCTGTTGGTGAAGAGCGTAACCCTCCCGGAACGCTCCTTCATCCGAGCAAGCTTTGATGCACAGCAGGATGAACTGGGCAGTATTGTAACCAAGGCGATGGTGAAGATGCTGGATGGGACCCTTACCCCTGCTGCCGCAGCAGAATCCATAGGTGCCCAAGCCGCCCAGTTGGCGCAGAGTTTCATTGATCAGAACAGGGTCACGCCGGAGTCAAAAAAGAATTTTCCCTATAATACACAGCATACCACGCTGTTTGAATCCGGTACGCACATCCGCGACCGAATCGCTTACGAGGTGGTGATAGAATGAACTTTGCCGCCACACCAAGGCTCCCCAGGGCGTTACTGCATCCAATCAAGGTGTATGAGCGCACCTTCGTCCACGATGGGCCAGGTGGGCAGTCCCGACCGGTTGATAAGGCTGTGAAGACCTTTAAGGGCATCATCATGCCTTTGTCCAACAAAGACCTGAAGTATCTGCCGGAGGGGACGTACACCGAAAACTCACAGAAGCTCTACACGGACGACCCGGTGGAGATCAAGCCGAACCAGATCATTGAGGACACCTTTGATGGTCAGAGATACACCGTCAAGACTTCGCTGGGCCACAACAGCATCCATCCCATGGTGCGGTACATCGTAGAGGGAGTGGTAAAGAAGTGACGTTCACAGAAGTACGTAACGCAGTCGTAGATGGCCTTGGGAAGCACATTGGACGTCCGGTGATCCTGTCTGATCAGATCGCTGAGATGCCGGAGTTCCCATACGGTTACTATAGCGTCCTGACACCGAGAGTATCTGACCACTACTTCGGATTGATGGATGTGGTAGAGACCCCGGAGGGAACGGTGATTAAGCGCTCTGAGTCCGTAAAGGCCACCATGTCGTTCACTTTTTGCAGCCAGGATCGGGATGCAGACGACGGCTACATCTATGGCGATGATGAGGCGCAGGATTTAGCGGAGAAAGCGCATGGCTTTTTCCTGCTGAACGGCCACAACATCTCGACCGGTTCTGGGGATGTCGTGGTCAATAACGTTGGTCCCGTCTCCAGCCGCTCAGGGTTCGTTGTTGAAAACACCGTGCGCCGGTACGGTTTTGATGTCCGCTTCTCCTACGTGCGGACAGATGAGATGCCAATCGGAACGGTCGAAAAGGTGCCGATAAAAAGGGACCCCTACTCATAAAAAAGGAGGAAATGCCGTATGGCAGAGAAAGACGTAATTGTCGTCGTGCAGCGAGACGCGCTGCCTAAAGAGAAAGAGAACCTCGACATTCTGCTCGTATCTACCACCGGGGCACAGCCGGTAGAGGTATACCGGGATATCGAGGTTGTCAAGTCTGTGTTTGGCCCGAATGGGCCTAAGCCTAACGCAAAGATCGTCCGAAAGGCGACCACGCTGCTGAACCAGGGCAAGACTACACTGGCGACTACGCTGGTGAGCAAGTTCAAGATCGTGGGCTTTGAGCCGCCGGAGAGTTCCCCCGCACTCCCTGCAACCTTCTCTGTTGTCTTTGACAACGATGTGTTTTTTGAGCCGTTCCCGGCCAACAAGAGTATGTGGTTCCGGGTCGGCGGCGATGATTCCGCCATGATCGAGGTCACGCCTGAAGCCGAAGTCGATGACGCCGAGCAGTTTGCAGCTCTGCTCAATGGTAAGAGCTTCACGAAAGGCGGCAAGACCTACACTGCATCGGTGGATGGCCTGACCGTGACCTTCACTGCAACCGTCCCTGGAGAAGCAGACTCCATCCCGGAGCAGTATGATGTTTATGAGGACCAGGAGAAGGTCAAGGAGATTGTCATCACTGGTAAGTCCGAGTTTGTCAACGGCAGAGACCGTATGAGCGCCGGCGATAACCTGGTGGAAACGATCAAGACCTTCCAGGCCGATGTTGACAACGACTGGTACTATCTGATGACCGACAAGGACGAGGACGAATATGTCGAGGCCCTGTCGAAGTTCGCCGAAGCCAGTGAGCCATCTGAGGCGGAGCTTGGTGTCGGCATTGAGGACCACCGCAAGTTCTACATGGGCCAGACCACCAACAAGAAGTTCGCCTGCAACACTGCCCGCGCCGCAGTCATCTACACTGATCCGGAGTTTATCAGTGAGGAGCCCGACGCCTCCTACACGGGCAACGTAGCCCCGTTCTATCCCAACAGTGTGACTTGGAAGTTCAAGCGCCCCCAGGACGGCAACGCAGCGACGAGCGAGGGCATTAAGCTCATCTCTCTGCCTGTACTGACCGAGGGGGAGCGGAGCGAGCTGCTGGAGAACCACGTTAACTTCCTCACGGAGGAATACAAGAGGCAGTATGTCAAGAACGGCACCTGCCTCAACGGTGAGTTCATCGATGTGGTACTGGGCGCAGACTGGGTGGCGAAGCGGATGCGGAATCTGCTCTATGATATCCTGCTGACCAACGCGACCATCCCGTACAGCGACGCCGGCTTCGGCCTCATTGCCACGGCTGTGCTTCAGGCCCTTGCTGAAGCTACTGACCTCGGCATCATCGCTATGGACCCGGAGAAGAAGAGCGGTATCTTTACGGTAGTTATCCCGAAGTATGCGGAAAGCACCGAGGAGCAGCGCAGGAACCGTCGTATGCCCGACATCACCTGGGAGGCCCTGCTCGCCGGCGCTATCCATCAGGTGAAATCCAAGGGTGTGCTCCGCGCATCGCTGTAACGAATGGAGGTGTAGAACATGTTATCGACTTATGACCCGATGAAGGTTAACGTAACGTACAACAACCGGCAGATGAGGATGTTCGGCGATGCCCTCTTTACGCTCGCTCGTGACGAGGACACCATGACGCTGAAGAAGGGGTGCAAGGGCGACAGCACTTACATCCGCAACGCCAACAAGGCCGGAAAGCTCACGATCACGCTCCAGCAGGAGTCCCCGGACATCCCGTTCCTGGAGCAGTGCTGCGAGACCTATACGGAGGCGAACCTCGCGATCACGGACGCCAACGACAGCGGCATCATCTTTTTTGCGCAGAACTGCGCCGTGCAAAAACTGCCTGACCGCCAGCGCGGCAAGGATGCACCGGACGTTCCGTTCGTGTTCCTGATCCCCGATATCCTCGTGCAATGAGGGCCGGGAAGCACAGCAGTCACAAACATAGCAAACGGGGCCGGAATGCGATACTGTTCCGGTCCCGCACTCAAAATTATATGGGAGGTTTTACCATGGCAAGACAGAAGACTGTTATCGTAAACAATGTGGAGTTTACGCTCCAGAGCGCGAACTTTTCCTGGTACACCAATCTGACGGATCTGTATATCCGCCCGGCCAGCGGTCGGAAGAATACGGCAAAGTATGCCGATGCCCTTATCAAAGGCTGCGTCATCGCTCCCGCCGAGGTCGCCAAGCGCGGCCTGAAGTTCTTTGATGACCAGGATGACATCGCTACCCCTGGCGAGCTGGTACGCGAGATCGAGACCTTTCTGGCGGAGCCAGCTGAATCCAGCGGAAGCGCGGAAAAGAGCGCAACGTAAGGAGCGATTCTGGCGGATGGTGTTCTGCATGGGCGGCGTCAGCTATGCCGAACTCAAAGAAATGGATCTGGCGGAGTTCGCAGAAGCAGAGCAGGCCAGGATACTTTGGCAGACCGTGTGGAACAAGAAGCCCGACAAAAACGAGTGAAGAAAGGGGGTATGACTTGTGGATGAGGCTCGCGGTTTATCGTATGGCATAACCATAAGCGCCATCACCGCGCAAGCCGAAGAGGGGATTCAGAACCTATTCGGAATGCTCGGCAGGCTGCGGGCCGAGGCTGCAGGTGATGTTGACATCATTGCCGATACTGAACAGGCGTCCGAGAACATCCGCGATTTGATGGATGATATCGGGCGCCTTCAGTCTGACACTGACAGCGCGGACATCACCGTAGACGCAGATACCGACCAGGCCGAGGAAAGCATCCGGGACCTGACTGGTGACATCGGCAGTCTTGGAGAACGCTCCGCAGACATCGACATTGATGTCGACACTGACCAGGCGCAAACCGATGTTCAAGATTTGGCAGACCGCGTTACCAACCTCGGTCATGACCCGCCCGACATAGAAATTGATGTTGATACGGAGCAGGCAAGATCTGATTTGCAGGATCTGGCTGATGACGTTGGGAGCCTTGGGGACGGCGCCGGGGACATCGACATTGACGTCGATACAGACGGAGCCAGGCGCAACATCCGCGATCTGACGGATGACATCGGGGACCTGGAGAATGATGCCGGCGGCATCGGCTCCGCATTCCGCAGGTCATTTCTCGCCGGGATAGACAGCGGAAACAGCCTCTCCACGTCTCTCCGATCTGGTGTGGGCGGGGCAATCACCCATGTTGGCGAGAGGGTGACCGACCTCAAGGAGAACATCGTCAACAAAATGACGGGCATCAAGGACAGCGTGGTATCCGGAGCGAGCAGTATCAAGGAAGGATTCACGCATCCAATAGAGACCATCAAGAACGGCCTTGGCGGGGCAATAGACCACGCCAGGAGCCGGTTTGTTGATTTTGTCCGTGGCGCTGGCGATGCCGCAGACGCGGCGGACGATGTAGGTGATTCCTCCTCTAATGCACGGCCAGAGGTAGAAGACCTCGGCAATGCAGCAGAAAAGTCAGGCGGCAAATTTGAGAAGTTGGGAGACATTCTGGGCGGCTTTGGGAAGGCCGCTCTTGCCACTGTTACCGCAGCGACCGTAGCCGTAGGAGGCTTTGCGGCAGCTTCGGTGAACACCGGCATGGCCTTCGACTCGTCTATGTCCCAGGTGGCCTCCACGATGGGCTACTCTGTGGCAGAGCTGAACGATGCCACTTCCGAGGCCAGCCAGAACTTCTCCCAGCTCCGCGAGTTCGCTCAGGAGATGGGCGCGAAAACTGCCTTCTCTGCAACTGAGGCAGCTGACGCTCTAAATTACATGGCTCTGGCCGGTTACGATGCCGAAACATCCATGACCATGCTGCCGAACGTGCTGAACCTGGCGGCGGCCGGCGGCATTGAACTGGCAACGGCATCTGACATGGTGACAGATGCACAGTCAGCCCTGGGCCTCTCCTTAGATGAGACCTCGTCGCTGGTGGACAAAATGGCAGCGGCAAGCTCCAAGTCGAATACCAGTGTGGCGCAGCTCGGCGACGCTATCTTGCAAATTGGCGGCACTGCGCAGAACCTCGCCGGCGGGACTACGGAGCTGTCCGCATCTCTGGGCATTCTGGCCGATAACGGCATCAAGGGCGCGGAAGGCGGCACGGCCCTCCGCAACATGATCCTGTCCTTATCCGCACCAACGGATAAGGCTGCTGCCCAATTAGCGGCGCTTGGCGTCGAGGCGTTTGACGCAGAAGGAAATCTGCGGCCACTGAATGAAACCTTCGGCGATCTGAACGGCGCTCTCTCCACAATGACGCAGGAAGAGCGCACACAGGCACTGAGAGAAATTTTCAACAAGGTTGACCTGAAATCCGTAAACGCCATGCTTGGAACCAGCGCGGAGCGATGGGATGAGCTTGGTGTAGCCATTGACGGTGCCTGGGTCAACATGGGTAGCCTGTCCGATTCACTGTCCGATGTGGGGATTGACCTCGCCACCATGCAGGGCAATCTCAGCAAGCTGGGGATAAGCGAAAAGGATTTTTCCGACATCCTCAAAACATCCGGCGGAAATGCGGAGCAGTTTGCTGATATGCTGTGGGAGGCCGCAGATGCCGGCGTATCCCAAGCGGATATCATGGGTGCCCTTGGCGGGAACCTGGAAGATCTGCAAGTCGCGTTCGACAATACCACTGGTGCGGCTCAGGCCATGGCAGACACCCAGCTGGATAACCTGGCTGGCGATATAACACTGTTTAAGAGCGCGCTGGAGGGCGCTCAAATAGTTATTTCTGACGGGCTTTCCCCATCCCTGCGGCAGTTTACGCAGTTTGGTACGGAGTCCGTTACAAAGCTCTCCGAGGCATTTCAGGAGGGCGGATTTACCGGGGCGATGGGCGCTCTCGGCGAAATCCTGGGCGATGGCCTCAGCATGATCGTTGATATGCTGCCGACCGCGATAGACGCCGGGATGCAGCTGCTCGGCGCATTGGGTCAGGGGCTGCTGGACAATATGCCCATGATTATCGATGCGGCTCTACAGATAGTGTCCACACTTGGCGACGGAATTTTGAGCAGCCTTCCAGTGCTGGCAGGTGCTGCGATGCAGGTTATAGCATCGCTGGCATCTGGCATAGGGGAGATGCTGCCGGAGCTGATACCGTCCATAGTCGAGACGGTGATGCTCATAGCTGGTACGCTGATAGAGAACCTGCCGCTTGTAATCGATGCCGGGATGCAGCTCATAAGCAGTTTGGCTGACGGCCTAATCGGTGCGATTCCCGTGCTGATTGAGCAATTGCCGGTACTGATAGACCAGATACTTGGGTTCCTGACTGAGAGCCTGCCGACCATCCTGGAGCAAGGCGCGGCCATTTTGACCTCACTGTCCGATGGGCTGATTGGCGCGATTCCTCTGCTGGTTGAGATGCTGCCGGAGATTATCACATCCATATGTGGTTTTGTCACGGAGAACCTGCCCACGATCCTGGAGCAGGGCATCCAGATACTTACCACGCTGGCGACTGGCATCATAGGTGCTCTGCCTGAGCTGATAGCGCAGGTCCCGGCGATCATCACCGGCATTGTTGACACTTTGAGCGAGAATTTCCCCTCAATAGTCTCGACCGGTGTGACATTGCTCCTAGAGTTCGGGTCCGGGATCATCTCGGCGATACCGCAGCTTGTAGCGCAACTGCCGGCGATTGGGGCCGCTATCCTCGGTGCGCTTGGCGAGATCCCAGGCATGGTGATAAGCGTCGGCAAGAGCATCGTGGAGGGCCTGTGGAGCGGCATTTCCTCCATGGCAGGCTGGGTAGCTGGTAAGGTCAAGGAATTTGCAGGGGGCATCGTGGACGGCATCAAGGGCTTCCTTGGTATCCACAGTCCGTCCACCGTGTTCGCAGAAATCGGCGATAACATGGCCCTGGGCCTCGGCGGCGGCTTCACTGACAGCATGAAGGGCGTCACCGAGGACATCAAGGGGGCGATCCCGACAAACCTTGATGGACCCGAAATCAACGTTCCTGATGTCGAATATGACATCGGGGCAGCCTTAGACTCTTCCGGTGTCGACTGGCAGAAATATAGCGGTGAAGCATGGGCTGCTTCTGGCGGGATGTTTGACGGCCTTATCGAAGACCTCAAATACAATCTGAGCGAGTTGGGTACGAGTGCTGACGAACTGCGGGATTACCTACAGTTCGAGTATGACCTCAACGCAGATGATGCCCTCGCCGTTGTCAAGTCCCTCGAAGACGGTTTAGGCGGACTCCATAAATTATCGGCAGAGTACGATGATTTGCCCGAAATCGCAGGCCATACAGTCAGTCCGCTCGTTGAAAACCTTGGGGCAGCCGGCAACGCCGTTGAGGATTCCGTTTTCAAAGTCACCCCCATCGTTGGCGACATCAACACTCCGTCTGTCTCCGATATCTACTACAACGTGAACCCGCTCGTTGAGGACTTCAATCCACCCGGCTACGAGCAGTACACCGATAGCGATGGCGGCGATAGGGGTTACTCTGAGCAGATTGACGGCAACGGCAATAGCGGCGCCCCCGATTCGGACGGCAGCTCTGCTGGGAATGGCGGCAGCGGATTTACCTTTGCCCCGGCAATCACTATCCCAATAGTGATTGAGGGAAGCGCAGACAGCGAGGCCCTGGAGGAGCTGCGTGCGCAGCTTATGGCAGAATTTGAAGCCAAAATGAGGGAATTGTACGATGAGTTTCGTGAGGAGGAACTCCAGCGGGCAGCCCTCAAAAACCAGTACGCATTTTGAGTGGAGGTGGCGGCATGGCCTATATACTCACCAGCAACAAGGGCGGTACAGTCCGTTTTGAACCGTTGAAGAGCGGGGTTGTTGAGAAGGAGAGCGAAAGCTACAGCAGCGCCGTCACCTCCAATCCGATTGAGAGCGGGGCTGAGATAAACGACCATGTGAACAATGCATCCGGCACCCTCAACATCTCCGGCGTCATCATCGGCGGTAATGGCGCGATAAACGCCCTGAAAGCCATGCGAGCTTCACGGGATATTATCACCTACATCGGCGTGACCCGGATGAGCAATCTCATCTTCACAAGCCTCAAGTTTGACCGCTCGTATAAGAACATGAACGGCGCATCCTTCTCCGCGACCTTGAAGCAGGTGCAGATTAGCTCCGCCGAGTACGTCCCGATGGACGGCGAGCTGCCCATGACCAGCCAGGATGACGGAAAGTCTGACGACCAGCAGTTAGCAAAAACGACCAACGCCGGCCTGACGACCATTTCACTGCAATCTGTAAGCTCTGCCAGCGTAGAGCGGCACGGAGAGGCATACACGCAGCCCAGCAGCTCCGCGCCGCTGACAAGGCAGACAGGGGCCTACAACGGCCTCACTGTGTAAGGGGGGAATGACTATGGCCCTGCAGCTGATAGACCTGAATTCCGATGTGCAGTACATTGCCATCGACGTGTCGCGTGTGCCGTATTCCTTTTCAGTGAAACTGACTGACCGGACCTACAAGTTCACAGTCAAGTACAACGCTGCCGGGAAGTTCTTCACGATTGACCTATACGACGTAAACGGGAACGTCCTTGCCTTTGGAGAGATCGTCCGCTATGGCCGACCGCTGTTCAATGTGGTCGAGGATGAGCGGTTCCCGATCCCAGTCATCATCCCATCCTGCATCACAGGAGACAGTATTTCTGAGGTCACATGGGAGAATTTTGGGAAGGATGTAAAACTCTACCTCCACGAAAGGAAGGTGGAGTGATATGGCTTTCTGGATTCGGGCGGCCATGCTGACCATCGGCGGCAATAAGTACGACCTGGACGGGATGAACTTCACGTTTGACATTCCCTTCGAGGACAGCGATGAACCCCCGGTGGCTACTGTAACGGTGACGAACCTCTCCGCCAACACCCGCAACGGCATTAAAAAGGATGATCCTGTGATCCTGAACGCCGGCTACCAGGGGAACATTGGCTGCATCCTGGTCGGCAAGGTCGTCGGCCTGAAACACAAACATAACAACGTGGACTGGACCACCACTCTGACCGTCCAGCCTTGCGCCGAGGAAATCCTGGGGCGGATCGTCAACAAGACCTACACGGAGAACATGAAGGCGTCAGCTATGGTGCGGGATCTGCTGAACATCTTCGGAGTTGAGGTTGCCAAGTGCGAGTTGTCCATCGACAACAGCTACCCGCGAGGCCGTGTATGCCGCGGAAACCTAAAGAAGGTACTCACAGAGATTGTGGTGAGCGAGTGCAAGAGCCGTTTCATCGTCCGGACCACCGGGCAGCTCTACATCACAAAGGAGAGCGACGGCATCGACAACGGAGTCACGCTTACCCCGGCGACTGGCCTCCTCCGCTCTGACGAGGAGACTGTTGCCATTCAGGTCGAGACGGATCTGAACTCGCAGAAGACCGGGGAGGCTCGGAAAGAGGATACCATCTCCCGCTCCTGCCTGCTCAACTACAGCATTGCCACCGCCGAGGTCGTGAAGGTTCAGTCCAGCGATTTGAACGGCAGGTTTATCGTAGTGAAGGGCAGCCACAAAGGAGGCAGGACTGGGGACTGGAAGACCTCCATGGAGCTGAAACCATACTGAGGAGGGATTGCTCATGGGACTGGCCGACGTAAACCAGTACAATTATCAGCGGATTCATGATGACAGGCTCCGGGAGTCCATTTGTGTGGCCGCCACGGTGCAGGTGACGTCCTTTGATCCTGCAAAGATGACAGTAAATGTCCAACCGCTATCCAAGCACCTGGAGAACGGTAAGTACGAAAGCCAGCCGCCGATCCTGAAGGTCCCCGTGGCCCTCACGCATTGCGGCGGCTTCATATTTCGCCCCTGGATAAAGGAGGGCGACATCGGCACCGTCATCTACCTGGACCATGACATGGATGCCACTGTGACGGGGGGCAAGGAGGCCAAGCCGCTGACTGAACGAAACCACGCCACGACTGACGCCATTTTTGTGGGGGCGCTGGTGGCCGGAGATTACACGGTCAAGGGCCTGCCGGACGAAAGCATCTGCATCGCCACAGAGGACGGCAATATTTATGTTGCTGTCACGAAGGATAAGGTGATCGTGAAGAACAGCGGTACCACAGCTGAGTTCAAGTCGGACTCCATCGATATGAAGACCACCATTGTCAACATCAAGGCTGATGTGAAAGTGGATGGAAAGATTACAGCCACAAAAGACGTGATTTCCGAAAATCGTGTCAGCGGGGCTCATCATACGCACCCAGGCACCGGAGAGCCGTCGTAATTCGGCATAGAGGGGAGGAGTGAGACAGCATGGATGAGAATATGACCCTATTGATTGATCCAGAAACCCGCGATTTGGTCTTCGATGATAGCGGCAACTTCGTGAAAATCTATGATGCCGACACCACTGTCCAGAACGTCCGCCATGCGCTCCTGACATGGAAGGCCGAGTTCTTTGCCGATTTGGTGCATGGCACCGACTATGAGCGCATTATGGGTAAGAACCAGAACGAGATAGATCTCAATGAGGTTGAAGACATCATCCGTGAGGCGATTTTCCAGGAGAACGATGTCGCCAGGATAGATTCTATCACCGTCTCGTATAACAGGCGCAGCGTGACCGCTGAGTTCACGGCGACTCTTGTGAGCGGCGAGACGATTGCATTGGGGGTGACAGCATAATGGCAAAACCATCTGAATGGGGGCTGACAGATGCCGGATTCCGGCGACCGACTTATGCGGAGCTGCTTGATGCCTTGGAGTACAAGGCGCGGGAGCTGTTCGGCTCCAAGGCTAACCTGACTGTGCGCTCTCCGCTGGGGATATTCCTGCGGATATACGCATGGGTGCTGAACCTGCTGTTCTCCACCCTGGAGGATGTCTACAACAGCCGCTTCGTTGACACAGCAGTCGGCTCAAGCCTCCTCCATCTCGGCAGGATGATAGGCTTACGGCTCCTGGGGGCGCAGAAGGCCATGGGCTACCTGACGTTCTATGGCGACGACAATGTGGAGGTTCCGGAAGGCTTCCTCACCGAGACCACCGCAGGAATCCAATACGTCACGCTCAGCTCCGGCGTAATCACAAACGGAAGTGTGACATTGCCCGCATCCGCCGCTGTTGCCGGGCCTGATGGCAACACAGCTGAGGAGACAATTAAGAACATCACGAACCCGAAACTCGGCATCAAGTCCGTGATAAACGAAAAAGCCTTCGAGGGCGGCAGAAACACGGAGACCGATGACGAGTTCCGAGAGCGGTACTACAGGTCTGTGGACTTCGCCGGCGGCGTGAATATTGACGCCATCATAGCGGAGGTTTTGGGGAGCGTAGAAGCTGTCATCGCAGTTGCCGGAGAGGAGAACGACACAGACTTTGAGAGCAAGACAGGGCTTCCTCCCCACTCCTTTGAGGTTGTGGCCTATGGCGGTCTCGACGAGGACATAGCGCGGGCCATCTACCGTCGGAAGGCTGCTGGCATCCAGACCTTCGGCAACACGACGGTTCCGGTTGTCACCGCTGCTGGTAGCATCTACGATGTTCATTTCAGCCGTCCTGCTCCCATCAGCGTGTGGGTCAAGGTGTTCAATCTTGTGACCAACAGCAAGTTCCCTCTGGATGGCATTGAGCGCATTAAGCAGGCCATCATACAGCACATCGGGGTGAATACTCGCGGCGGCCTGAATATCGGTCAGGATGTGATCAACGTGACCTTACCAACGGTTGTCCTAAAGATTCCCGGAGTGGTTGATTTTGACCTCCAGATCAGCTCTGACGGTGAACACTTTAGCTGGAAAAACATCGAAATTGCCGCCAGGGAGAAGGCCGTCACCGATGAAAGCATGGTGATCGTAGAGTGAGGAACTATCTATCTGAAATGCTATATGCGCTGACCAGCGCCTATAGCCGGAACGACTACGATAACCACAAGCAGGGGCGTCCGCTTGAGACGAATATCGGAAAACTGTTCTCGCTGTTCGCCTGGGGCATGGACATTGTTCATGAAAATGCGGAGCTTGTGAAGCAATGGGGCGACCTTGAGCGGGCTAAGGGCGCAGTCCTGGACAGATACGGAGCCAACTGGGGTGTCCAGCGGTTCAGCGAGAACGATGCCCTCTACCGGCTTGCAATCCGAGTTAAGATCCTGTCCCAACTCTCCGGCGGCGATACTGATACGGTCATCAGGGCCGCTTCTGATCTGCTCGGCGTCGAGGATCACGACATTGATTTCGAGGATGTGTTCCCGGCCAAGATTTTCCTCTATGTGGACTGGCTGCTCCTGACGCAGGAACGGCAAGACCTGATTGAGCCGATTGCTTGGGCCATCAAACGCATTGTTGCTGCCGGCGTTGGGTTTCGGTTGTATATACGGACCTACCGGACCTACCGCTACGACCTGCCAATCAGCCACGGCGGAGCCATTGGGAGATGCTACCGCCACCTGCCAGTAGGGCAAGACCGGGAATCTGTTTTAGATGTGCCTGTTGCATATGGCGGTGCCGTTGTGACGGAATTTGTATTTGAACCGACCGGGGGAGATCGTGAGGCTGTGCTGGATGTACCTGTTGCGCACGGCGGAGCCGAAGTAACAGATTTCGTCTTTGATCCGACAGGGCAAGACCGGTCCGCCGCGACCGGCATTTATGTCGGGCACGCAGCAGTTCAGCGCCCAGCCTTCAGCATAGCCCCGGCTGGAGAAGACAAATCTTTCAGCTCAACAGTTCCCGTCTCCCGCGCCGACCGACTGCTGTCAACCGTCTCTGGAGCTATGCCTGATTCCAGAGCTTCCGGTACTGTGCAACGAGGCGGTAAGAGCGGAGCCTATATGCACAGCCACATTAAGCCAAAACGAGTTGATTAGAAGGAGGAATACCCATGGCAAAATTTGAGGACGGCTGCTACGGCAGTCTGAAAGGCATTGCCCTCATTGCCAAGGTCCTGGCGGGTCGATGCCCAATGCACTATACCCGCGTGGCCGCCGGCAAAGGGGAAATACCGGACGATCTGACGCCGAAGACGCTTGAAGAAGCGCCGGGGTACGTCATGAACGCAAAAATCGCTTCCGTGAGCAATCCTGTGGACGGCGAGTGTCAGGTGTCTGTCCAGATTAACAGCGCATATGTGAAGGAGGGGTTCTACTGCACATGGCTCATCCTGTATGCAGAGGACCCGGACGAGGGAGAGGTCCCGTTCACCGCCCTCTGCCTGGAGAATGAGCCAGAGTGGATTCGACCGGCGAGTTCCATCGTGGGCAAACTGGCCCGCTTCGACATCATCGCCGCAGTCGGGGATGTGGACAAGGTTACTGCCACCATTGATGCGGACGCTCTGGTCTCCTACGGCGAACTGGCAAAGATCATCAGAGGTATCGCGGCCGGGGCCTCCCGGAAAGACGTTACCGTCCCGGTATCTGGCTGGATTGCTGACACAGACACCAACGGAGCCTTTGCCTGGATGCTGGACATCGCCAGTGCGGACATCACGGAGAGCATGGTCCCTGTCCTGACAATTGCTCCCGAGTTCCTGGAGGAAGCTGCGAACTGCGGGCTCTGCCAAGCGAGCCGCACAATGCCTGGTTCCCTTCGGCTCTACTCCAATACAATCCCGGCCGCGGCTATCACCGCAAGCCTAACCCTGCTGGAAACCGAGCGTAAAACCGACAGCATCCTCGCCGCCTCTGCCGCTGTTGCCAGGATTGACATCATCATTCCGGTGGATGGATGGGCGGAGTCCACTGATGATGCTCATGTCGGTACCGTTTATCTCGACATTCCCGATGAGATTATCGAACCGGAGCTGATCCCGCTGCTTACGATTATCCCGGAGCACCTCGGCGTGGCCGCTGACTGCGACCTGTCTACATACGTCGAGACGTTGAGAGGGGCTGTACGGGTGTACGCCAAGCAGCCCCCAAGCTCCGCTATCAATGCGAGCCTCGCCCTGCTGGGCGTTGTTCAAAATATTGACGACAAATTGCCGCCGGAAGGAGGTGGGGCCTATGTGCTGCCTACGGCCACCGAGACGCGGCTCGGTGCGATGAAGGTCGGTGACGGCCTGCACGTTGCCAAGGACGGGACTGTATCCGTCGTCAAGGCAACCGATGAAGATGTCGAGCGTATGCTCGGCGAAGTGTACCAAACTGATAAAAAATAATTTGGAAAAGGAGAAAACAAAATGGCTTCCGAAACTACCAACAACAAGAAAGTGACCCTCGACCAGATGAAAAAGGCCTTCGCTCGCTCGAAGTCCGAAACCGACAAGGCGATCTCCGCCAGCGGCAGCGGTGAAGTCGCCACCGATGCCGAGGTCGATGCGATGCTCGATGAGGTGTTCGGCACCGGGATCACCGATCCTGCCGGGACCGACCCCTCTGGCACTGAGGGCGGCGAAGCCTGATAGCCTGAGTACCAATCAACCAACTGACAAATATTAGGAGGAATACAACCATGGCGTACAATATTGAGAAGAAGACCAAGCTGAAGCACCTGAAGGACCTCGCTGCCCGCGTGAACGCCGAGCTGACCCCCGTCAAGAGCCGCGTGAAGGCCCTGGAGGATGTGGGCGCACAGGCGAACGTGCTGGAGGCCGTCAAGGTCAACGGCACCGCCCAGGCCATCACCGACAAGGCCGTGGACATCACCGTCCCCGTCAATGTCTCCGACCTGGCCAACGACAGCAAGTTCCAGACCGACGTGGAGGTGGAGTCCGCCATCAACGCCAAGGTTGCCAGCACCTACAAGGCTGGCGGTAGCGTTGCCTTTGCCGCCCTTCCCGCACCCGATGAGGCCCACCTGGGCTTTGTCTACAACGTCACCGACAAGTTCACCACCACCGCGGACTTCATCGAGGGCGCTGGCAGCAAGCACCCCGCCGGCACCAACGTGGCTATCGTGGCCGTGACGGATGGTGAGGCGACCAGCTACAAGTACGATGTTCTGGCCGGGTTCGTGGACCTGTCCGGTCTCCAGCCCAAGGAAGACGGCAAGGGCCTGTCCACCGAGGACTACTCCACGGAGGATAAGACCAAGCTGGGCGGCATCGCCG